CATTTTTTATTGTTAGGAATAAATCCTACAAATTTATAATTCGTACGTAAATTCAATAAAAACAATATGTATAGAGGATAGATTTCTCTATACATATTGTTTTTATTGAATTTACGTACGAATTATAAATTTGTAGGATTTATTCCTAACAATAAAAAATGGAGAAAGTTTCCCTTCTCCATTGGTTAAATGGTTATTTTTATTGAATTTGAATCAATGTTAATAAGTCAATTAACACTTATGTATCAATTCCTAACAGTTCCTCAGCCCAAATCTGGATATCATTCCACAAGTATGAATTGTTAAGATAAACAACCTGCGTTGCTTCTGGAATTCCTTCTACATTAAATGTCCTAAGATTAACCCACTCACTACAGTGTTAGTCTTACAATCTTCACACCATCCAGCACTCTGGTCTGGCTCATAATGAGCTGTGTACTCACAACCCTTATTCATACATATTCCAGGAACAATGCTATCAAAAGTCCATTCTTGAAATGCCTCGAGTTCATCTTCCCACCCTTCGATATCAAGCAGCACTTTGAGCTTGCCTGAAAACTTTGTTAGATCAATATGGTTTTTCATACTGGACACCCCTTTTAGTTATTAGTTAAAAAGTCTTCTATCTCCTTTAGCAAACTACGCTCCTGGATAGTTAGCTCTCCAATCCCTTTTATACCTCTTAACGCCTTCTGCTTGTCATAGTACTCTCTTAAGTACTCCCTAATATCTGCATCTCGCATGAAATTCTGGTTTGCAGCTATCGAAGGAATTGACTCGCTAAACTCTGAATACTTTCCTGCTAATGCTTTTACAAACTCTCTTACCATCTTAATGCCTCCGGTTTAAAATTCTGGACACCCCTTTTAGTTAAAATTAAAAAAACTGGACACGGCTTTAGCCGGCTTTGTCATAAAATCGGACACAGCACGAACACAAAAAAGCAAGAGGGAAAAATCCCCCTTGCTAATTCATCATATCAATGTCGGCATAGCTTCGTTGTTCCGAATAATCTTAACACGACCTACTTCTATCCCTTCTTGTCTCAACTTCACAACTGCTTGCCACATCAATTCTTGCAACACAAGATCCACTCTTCCATATCGCCTAAAAAGGGATAGCCAACTTGTTGGCGTGATCTCAACAGGCTCGGAAATAATGAAACTCTCATGCCTCGGCTGCAACAGTACTAAATATCTCATTACCATCTCAACGCCTCCGGTTTAGAATTAAAGAATCTGGACACAATGTCCTATGTCAAAGAACTACTACTTTCAAATAGTACCAGAGGGAGTTGAACCCTCTGACAGCATACCCTAGTACTTAATATTTTTCACGTCTACTTTTTGCCATTTCCCTTTTTGTCATTGGCATTCCAAGATATCTTCGCATTTTTTTCTTATCAAGATTAAATACTGGCATTTTATTCTCAAGTGCATACTCAACTAATGCAGTATTTGCATCTTGAATTTCTCTTCGGATATCTAGAATTTCCATTTCTTTTTCGTCAATAAATGAAAGGGCTTTTACAGCTTCATCTTGTTTCATACTGAACACTCCTTTTGATTAAAAATGAAAGTAGTTGTCAAAGAACACCTTTTAATTAATGTGATTGACGAGAGAGTATTAAAACCCTCTCGTTTCGGTTAATAAAACCTCGTCAGAATCACTACGCTTTGTCAATTTTCGCTTGTTTCCTTGCAGCTGCAAGAATCGCTTCCAAATTGGCAATTCCCTTGTCATCCAGCTGCACGGACACGGCTTGTAATTCCTCGTCATTCATCGAACGCAAGTTCGTTGCTGTCTTATCGATCCGGTTAGCATTACTTCTTGTGCCGCGTTCTGTCACTTCAATAACAATCTCACTACCTGCGTTGTCCTTGAGCCACTTTGCCCCTTTTGGTCGGACTTTGTTTTGCTCTGTAATGATCTCGGGGCTCGCTGCAAGTTTAACAATATGACTCAATTTAACACCATCAAACTTGACAGTAAAAGGAAAACTATGTTGGGGATTAATGAATTGCTTATTCCCTTCGTCGTCCAGGATCTCCTTGCCATTACTATCGACCTTAATATCATTATTTGCTCGGATTTTTCGCGTATCCTTAAATTCGCAATTAACGACGGTTGCGTCTTTAAGCTCAGCAAAATCAATAGTCTGGACACTCTTATCAGGGTTTTTCATAACGCCTCCAAGGGTTTAATTAAAAGGTTGTCAAAGAACATAACATATTTTGATTATTGGACACACCTCAAAGCATTAAAACCTTGAGGTGTGCATGATGTTATTTTTCAATTAATACATTCTCATTATCAATAATAACCGTCCATGATGAATGAACAAAAGTTGAAATATGTATTTCATTATCATCATTAATTTTTACTCGATTAAAATGGACAATCTCCGTGTATCCAGTTTCTCTAGATTCAATACGAATAACATCATTAACGGGAATGGTAATTCTCATAACGGCCTCCAATAAATCAAAATATGTCAATGAACATGAGGTCGGGCGTTTCCCGACCTCGTTAAATTAAATTCACATTTATATGATGCAAACCTCGTGCCAGGATATTAAACGAGGTGATTAAATAATCAAAACGCCTCAACCCCCCGTAAAACGCATATATAATGATACGAAACATTTTAACCAAACGGTTAACCTCACCGGCATTCATGCCGAAATGTGTAAAGAATTGTAGCGCTTTTTTAAAATCCCTCATAAATCGTTTAAAATCAATGGCACGAAGTGTCGTATTTGTTTACAAAAATTGCATCGCATTTTACACCGTTTAACGCATTTTAACGCACCGTCACGCGATGCAAAAATTTAATGGTATTAAACCATGCCTCATGCCTCAAACGTGCCGCACAACGTGCGTGTGTGCGAAAAATGGCATATCATTTTTTATGTGGGAATTGGCAGCAAAACGAATCCATAAAAAAATGAGGTGAGTAATTAAACCCACCTCATTTTGCGGAGCAAAAAGTGTTGACTGAAAATCAAATACGTATTGAAATTAACGCAAGGTTCAATTTAACCCCCTCACGTTTGTAAATCGTTTCGATCTTATTAAATGTTTTCGGTGAAACCTCCACGCGATAACCATTTGTTATATCCTCGATAATATTGTGAATTCTCACGCTCATTTCAATTAAATCATACCAATCATAAATGCAAAACATGTAAACAATTTCCCCCGTTTTAATTTTAAAATGCCTCCGAAAACAGTAATACCTTCCATCAATTTCAAAATCCGTAATGACGTCATGAACGCTTGGCGTCTCTGCACACCTCGTTACGAATTCAATCAATGCGTTTGTCCCATCATAAACGCGATAGAAATTATCCCTCACATCATTCAAATACATTGTGAATGTTCTCAATCCTGCCACGTCCGACGAACTCAAAAATGTTTTCATTTTAAATACCTCCGGTTAATTGTGTGTTAATCGATCCATTGTTGTAACGTATAATCATAAAACAAATTTTTTGGCAGCGGTATATCATGTAAAACCTCGCGAATGTTAATTCTCTCCTCGTATTCCAAATTATCAATAAATGTCATTGTTTCGACATTATTTACTCGACGCCTCAAATTTTCGATCAATTCGCAAGTTGTTAATGAACATTTAATGTTAATTGATAATTCAACCTTTTTCATTTTTGCACCTCGTTTTAATTGTGTGAATGTTTTGTGGGGTGTGACCCTCATTTCTCTTTTCCCACCTCGAAAATTATTTTTCCTTTATATGTCGCAAAATTTATGCCAAATGACCTCGAGGGTTTAATAATCCCTCATTTGACATTATGTCAAGGATTTATGCCATTTTGTCCTCCGGCGAAATGTCTCCCCTCCGTGACATACTGTCATAGATTAGAATCATTCCTAGATTAAAACCATTCCTAGTTTAGAACTCTTCCTAGTTTAGAATCATTCCAAACTAGGAATCATTCCAAACTTGGAATCACTCAAAGAATGGAATCATTTCAAACTGTGAAATAGTCAAAGGGGACACCAGGAAGGGGGAGAGGTGTTCTAATCTCTAAGAGACTACGCTCCATAGATTGCTATTGTGTTTGAACATTTTAGGGACTTTTAGGGAATTGGAAAAGGTGAAATTTTGCTACCACGTTTGAAATATTCGCAGAAATTCCGCACGAGTTACTTGCTTTGTCATATTTTATGACACAGGTTTTCAACGTGGAGTTTTGCTGCGTCCATTTTAAGCATCTTGAGCTCTTTCGCCGCAGCGAGGGAGTCATGCTGGGAACTTGTCCGCAGGGCAATGTTCCGACACGTAGAGCAATTTCACTACAATCTTCTTTGCTATCATTCCCTTACGAATTTCAGGCATTTTTTTAGTGCATTTTTCATTCCAATTTTGTATATTATGTCAGAAATCAATTTTGATTTTATAGGAGAAAAGTTTTACTTTTGGAGGCATCCTTGCTGCGCCGAAAAAGCCCTGGGAGAGACGAATGGAAGATAAGAGACGAAAACCTGAAGGAGAAGATCGAAGCTATGAGTTGACTAAGATCTGGGATACCCATCATGAGATTATGAGGATGCTGGTTTTAGGATACAAGCCTGAGGCAATTGCAGAGCAACTTGGAATCACGACGCAGACCGTTAGTAACGTTCGCAATAATCCTATGGTTAAGAAGCGCATGTTGGAGCTGCAATTGCAACGTGATGCGAGTGTAGTAGAGATTCGCAAGCAGGTTGTAGAACTAGTCCCCAAGGCAGTTCAGGTCTTAGATGACGTAATGACGAGTGATAATGCAAAACACTCGGATAAGCTCCGCGCAGCGCTGGGAGTCCTTGACAACACTCTTCCGAAACAAAGCGACCTTCAAGTCAACCGTGGAGCGGTGTCTAGTGATGACATAAAAGAGATTATAAATCGAGGCAGAGTTGATGCCGAGTTTGAAGTAGAGGACGTAAAAGAGGAGATAGGAGAAAATGAAGAAATTAGCAATAGCAACCCTGATGTTGATCCTAATCCAAGGGGTTAGTTTCAGCGCAGAAAATAGGGCAGCACTTAGTTTGAAGCGTGATGGATTGGAGTGGAGAGGAAAAGTAGAGTGGCATAAGAAGATCGTTGATGGAGCTGATAGTCTTTTCTCCTACTACGCTGACACAGTTGCGTTTAATGCAAGCGTGAGGGATACGATCGTATCCTGTGCTTATTACACTAAAGAACGTAATAATTCTGTTGCCTTTAATATCTACGGCGGAGCGACGACTAGGATTCAAATCGAGATTCAAGGTGCTAACTTAGGGAATTACGTAGACTATCCAAATTTCTCTAATCTTAGTGCTATCCCAGATAGCGTTTATAAGACTATCGAATGGATTGTTACTGGAACTGGGGTGAATGGAGATAAGATAAGTGTGAGCCAAGACTCCATTCAAGCCAACAAAAGAACACTTCCTATCGAGCTTCATTTAGATGGCATTCAGGTTTTTAGAATCCTTACTTTTTGCTCCGTCGATCAAGTAGGGAATACTCGAATTTCTGGTGATATTTGGCAAAAGGAGGATTAGGCTATGAAAGTTTTTAAATCCAAAATATTTGCTGCGATCACTGGAGCATTCTTATTTTTCTTAATCGCAGCGATTATGGCATCTGAAAGTAACTATCCAAAATGGCTTCCTTATCTCAACATCGGAGGAGATCTTACTGTTGATGACAATGTTAGAATTGGTACGAGTTCGACATTTGAAAAATTAAATGTTTTCGGTAATGTTGCTTTGGGTGATACTACTGCAGGTAATAGAGACATATTTATCTATTTTGCTAACGATGGGGATTATGACAAAGAATGGTTATCGTGGAACGATGGGTCTAATAAGTTCAACTTAACCGATGATCTCGTAATACAAGGGGGCAAAAACCTTGAACTTACTGGCAATGTGCTCGTTACCGGATCAGGGAAGGTCGGAATTGTAACGAGTTCGCCAGAAGAAGAACTTGAAGTTGATGGCGAGATAGCAATTGTAGAGGATGCTGGCGGGAATAGATGGCGATTGCGAATTGACGCAGCGACCAAAAAGCTTTGCTTTGATTATACAAGCCGATTTGATGATTCTTATACAATCAGAGCAAGTATCGACACAACAGGTGCTTATACTGATGAGTAATGGAGATGTGAGTAGTTCTCAAATCAACCTTTTTAAAAACAACTTTTATAGGTACTTATACAAAAGCTAAGCTACAGGAGACTAATAGGACATGCGATGCACCTGCTTAATAATATTGTTGCTTACTACTTTTACTTATATAGGCTGGACTACCCCTGAAATTGATTGCGGTTATTTCACAGGCAATTCTCAAGATAACAGATATATTGAAGTTGGTTTTGAGCCGCAATTCGTTTGGTTGAATGTTTATGGACAGTCTTATTATGATTATTGGAAAATTCCAGAATTAGGCGATACAACTTTAGCTTTTTGTTATAATAATGCTGGGGGTTCTGGGGCAGGAGTAAATAAAATTTATTCGCTTGATTCTAGTGGCTTCACGGTTAGTGGTCGTAATGAAGTAAACTGGAATAATATAACTGTTCATTATATGGCTATTCGCGATGAATCAGGCAATTATTTTAAGACAGGTACATATGTTGGCGATGGAACAGACGACAGAACAATAACTACAGAGATCGATAATGCAATTGTTATTGTTCAAGGTTCAAACCAGTACGCAGTTATTCGAACATCTTCCATGAGCGGAGATTCGACATTTTTCTTTCAGGACGATCAAATTGCTTGCTCTAATTTAATACAATCATTGTCTAATGGGTCTTTTCAAATTGGAGATAGCGATACTGTTAATGCAAATGGGGTTGATTATTACTGGGCGGCATTTAAGGAGTCTGAATGGTTCGATATAGGGGAATATCAAGGGAATCAGACAGATTTTCATGAGATAAGCCTCGATATGAATAGTAGACCTGGTATGTTTTGGTCGCTCCGTGTCGGAGATGGAGCAAACGACTATAGGATGTGGTCTCACTCTTGGATACCAACAACAGGTGATTTGCACCCGTTTGGAGCTCATTCTTGGCAATCAAGTGTTATTTATCAAACTTCAACAGGTAAGGTTAGTTTGTATGATGATTTAACAGTTAATGCTTTAGGGGAGCACTATAAATATGTAGCCTTTAGATGTCCAAGAAAATTTTATGTACACGGAACAAAGGGAGATAATAGTAATACAGGCCTTTCTTGGGATGAAGCTTTTCTAAACCCTTACCAAGTTGCAGGTGAATTTAATCTTGAGCCAAGCGATACCATTGTTTTGAGTAGAGCAGATGGAGTAGATGCTGGTTTACAATTAAGTAATAATGATTCTGGTTGTGATGGCAGTCCTGTTGTTTGGATTGATACTTTGGCGTATGAAAATGCTTCATTATTATCACAAGGAATAACAGATACATCTTTGATACAAGGATCGTTTTGGGAATTGGAGTACGGAGATATTAATTTTAGCGGAAATGAAAATTATCATAAGTTTTTTGGAATTTATTTTAAAATGACAGAAAATGGCTCTGTTGTTTTGAATAATACCAATGGAGACCCAACAAAAAAATACTATTTTGAACAATGTAAATTTAATAGAATGTCGGCAACATCTGGTGGTGATATAGTTACTGCGTATGGAAACGATAGTGTATTTACTTATTTTAATAATTGTTTGTTTCTTTCTGATGCTTCAAATTCGACTCGGTTGTTTCATGCAGCTTCATCGCAAAATATAAGGATAATCTTGAATAACTGCACAATATATTACTATGCAAACAGAATATTTGACTACGCATCATACGATTCAGGCTGGTTGGAAATATATAATTCAATAATTTATAATACTACAACATCAACAAACTATGGAATTTTGTATTGGTGTAACGGAGCAATTGAAGAGGATATATTTCGTGGAGATTCTAACATTTGGTATAGATCATCAGCCGCAACTCATCCTTTTGTGTGGGAAGATGGAATTTCGTCTTTTTCTGCTTGGCAAGATTCAACGCAACGATTAGATCCGTCCAATGAAGTAAACTCTTTATTTCAAGACCCTGATTTGCTTTATGTAACAACTACATGTGTTCCGAATGTTCCTGTAACGTGTCCAGATTTAGGTTATGGAACTGATATAGGATGGTATCAACTCTCAAGTACAAGTAGATCGCAAATTATATTGATCCAATAATAAAGGACTGATGATAGTACCATGAAAAAGTTGATTGTATTATTTCTGATATTGTGCGTTAAACTAATAGGAATTATATGCCTACTACAGATGAACGACTAGCGATTATTGAAACGAAGCAGAATGACATGGCAGAAGATATTTCTTTCATCAAGCAGAAGTTATCAAATGGTCTTGTTACAGATGTAGCAGTTTTAAAGGTAGAAGTAAAAGAGCATAAAGATGGTGAAAAGTGGCTTAAGAGAGTTATAGTTGGAGCAGTAATAGGACTCTTTATTGCTGAACTTGTGAGTGCTATGATATGAGGAAGGGACTCTTAATCACGATAGCAACGCTACTTTTACTTACGTCAAGCTCTTTCGCCGCAGGCAGCAGAACTGCGTGGGATGGATGGCACTTTTTAGGGAGTTATGTATTATGCGATATGCTGGATCGAGCAGGACTAAGTTGGACTCAGTCGGCACTCGTTACTGGAACACTGGGGATGTTATGGGAAGGGTTAGACGAGCTATACGAAAGGCAGGACTTAACAGACAAGTTAGATCATATCTTCGATCCGCGAGGGGCAAGCTTTACAGATTTGAAGTTAGACTTTTTGGGAATAGCTTGTACGTGGCCAGGGAGAGAGAGGAGATTGACCAAGCTGATCTTGGCTCAATCTGCTGGATTGACCACCTTGACACTTTCGGTGAGGTGGTAGATATTAGAGGTGAATTTTGTGACCTTGATGTAGGCGGTGAGAGGGTGTTCCTTCATCGCAGCGATGTTAGTTTAATATTGTATTAACGAAAGGAAGAGCTATGAGCGAAGATCTTGTAATGATGATAGTTAATGTTCTAATAGTCCTGTTGGGAGCCTTTGGTATCTGGCAGAAAGTAAAAAAGAATATTGACTTAGTGAAAGAATGGATGGATGTTTTATTTGCTGGTATTGTCTCCCTACAAGATGGCGAGATAACGAAGGATGAGTTAGAAAAGATTAAGAAGGAATTCGAAGAAGCGAAGAATTTCAAGGTGAAGAAATAAGGGGCTCTTCCCCAAAAAGCGGGGAGTGGGTTTTTTACCAGGGTTCCTGCTTCCCGCGAATTTAGGAGAATAGTATGAGTGATATAACCATTACACAGAGTGATGTTAAGAATATATTAGATGCAAGCATTATAAATGTCAAAACAGTTTATGACAAGTGTACAGTTGTTTCAGTACAGCTTCCAAACGGTTTTATTATAATTGAGTCATCTGCCTGCGTTGATCCAGAGAACTATGATGAAGAGCTTGGAAAGAGTATATGCATGGAAAGAGTTATGAATAAAATCTGGGAGCTTGAAGGCTATAAACTTCAATCGGAGGTAGAAAAGTTATGAAAACTTTTGATAGAATAATGCTCGCTGCGTTGGTTGTTATAGCACTGGGGATTCTTTTCAAACTTGGGATCGTTGACAGACAATCCGACACAGCCAGCGTTGATGGAATCACAGTTGGGACGCAAGCTCTTTATGGGACAAACTACGCTTGGATTGACTCCCTTGCTCTTACGACAACTGGCCTTGATAGCCATTTTACGAATAAGTTTTATCAAGTCTCTTTTTGGAGTCCCGACGCAGATATTGATTTTCGCATAGGAAGTCCGGATACATCTGACTGGGATAATCGCAAGTGGGGGACGGCTATACAAGGGCAGGTCATTAACGTTGGAAGTGCTACGAAAGCAGTGCGGATGGAGTGGAGAACTCAGAGTGGTACAGGAACTCTGATTATGGTAGGTTATAAGACGACGGCACAATACTAAGGAGATGGATTATGAAGTTTAAGACATTAATCGCAGCGATCTTTACAGTATTGTTGCTTTGTCATATTTTCGGACATAGCACGTTTGCGCAAATCGAAGGTGAGAGTTTTACAACTCAGCTTGTTGCATTACCCGATCCACTTTTAGTAGGAAATGGATCAGTTGGAGCACCTGCTATAGGTTTTACATCTAATCCTGACATGGGAATATATCGCATTAATCTTAGTGAAATTGCGTGGACGATAAATAGCTCAGGTATTATGAAGCTTACTTCTAACTATCTTCAGGGCTTGTCCATAGGCGATCCTATGATGAACTTTCAGAGTAATAGACATTCCTTTTATGGTGGTGAGGACTGCGGTATTGAGTTTGCTGGAGCAGATTCTCTTGAAATTCAAACTGGTTCGGGCAAGATCGGTGTAGGTGTATATGGAATGGATTTTGGTGGCGGTGCAGAACCTATGCAGCTATATGGGCAGACGGAGCCGTGGGAGAAGAACGTTACTATCCTTAGTGCTACTGCAGATACATTCTGGGTTGGTATTATTACTGTTGAGAACTCTGTTATCCTAGATACTGTTACAGTAATAAGTGATACAGATGATGCTGAAGTTAAGATTGTGTCTAGGCCGTTTCCTGATGGAGTAGGAGCTAGAGTTCTGTATGGCACATATACTGCTAGTACTGATGGCGGTACAGATGTATACTATGTACAGAGTTCTAGTTTTAATAATAGTATAGCGGCCAGAAGAGTGCAGTTTGGGTTTGTATTTGCTGGAAGCTATTCTGAAATTTCTATCTTTATATATGGACATATAATTCGAAGACATCTTGTCTTAGGTACGGGAGCCTAATATGAGAAGCGTAATCTGAATAGGAGAAATGATGAAGAAGTTATTTTTAATCTCACTGCTTTTAATTCTCACATCTTGTGAGATTCAAAAAACTCATAGAATTTCGCCGCAGATGTTTCAACCACGATTTTTAATCGAGTGGCATAATAATACAGAAGGCGATCTTGCAGGATATATCGTCTGGCATGGATGGGATGTAAGAGATTATACTAATTTCGATACAGTTTATACTAATAGCTTCATTTTGCAAGATGTAGCAACAGACTGTGTGTATCACTTTGCAGTTACTGCGTTTGATACTGCGGGGAATGAGAGCAGCTTTAGTGATGAGGTAACTGGAATAATCTACACTCAGAGTCCGCCTGATACTACGGCTCCAAGCCCTCCAGGTGGTATAAACTGTACTGCGTTGAAATAAAAGGATAAAAATTATGCCTAATTTAAATATATCTGTTGTATTAGCCTATATCGATGCTGTGAATGGTAACAGCTTTGTAAGACCGTATTCTAATCTTATAACTGTTGCAGGGAATTCTTATGATTCTCACGTTCAAGTGATAGGAACTGATTCTGAAGCTATTACAGATATTGTTGATATTGGCACTGCTGGGTATATGCTATTTAAGAATCTTGACGACACTAATTATATCCAATTTGCAGTTAAGGAAGAAGGGACAGATGTATTTTTTGCAAAACTTCTTCCTGGAGAATTCATGCTAATGCGTTATGATAATGAAGTTATCTATGCAAAAGCAAATACTGCTGCATGTGATCTTGCAGTGACTATTATAGAGGATTAGAAAAATGGCTAATGAGTTGAATGTAAGTCTTTCGGTTAATTTCTTAAAGAGTGAAGCATCTCTCCAGTTTAATAGAAATCAAACTACTGATGTCGCCGGAGATGCTTTTATTAAAGGTGTCCAGCAGATTGGAACGTCAGAGGAAGTATTGCTTCAAACTGATGCACTTGGAACCATAGGTTATGTATACGTGAAGAATCTTGATACAACTAACTTTGTTGAAGTTGGAAAGGTTCAAGTATCTGCACCTGGTGATGCTATGCCTATTAAGTTGCTCCCAGGTGATATTTGTTTATTCCCTGCGGGGTATGATATCTACGCAAAAGCAGACACTGCTTCTTGTAATGTAGAATTTGCTATAGTGGAGCTTTAAGATGGCTGATGTAGAAATTACTAATTCTATATTCGTAAGAAGTGGACAGGCTAATAACAGAGTGCTTAAGAGATTCATAAGCTCTGATGCTACTACAGCTTATAGTCAGAATATACAAGAGATTGGAACTTCTCTAGAAGGATTGGAAATAATAGGAAGTCCTGTTAATCCAAGACTTTGCATATTTACTAATCTTAGTAATGATGGCTATATAGATGTAGGAGACGCAGCAAGTATGTGGATCAGGCTTGATCCTGGCGCTACTGCCTGCGTTCAATTATTATCACTTCTCCCATATGCAACAGCGGAGGTAGAAGATTCACTTTTGGAATATATATTCTTGGATTAATTATGGGAAGTATAAATACATACGTAAGAGCTAAGAGCGAATTAGACCCTGGACTAAATATTTTTAGATCAATTATAAAAGAAGTTGATAATCTGAAGATTACTACTGCAGTGCAAGTATTTGGTACTGGATCTTTTGATGCTTTCAATATAGGTAATGACATAAGCACAGTTGAGATGCTTTATCTATTTAATCAGGATGCAAGCGATTATCTCATAATATCTGCGGATGATGGAGTAGGTAATGATATGAAGATAATGCCTGAGGAAAGTATATTCTTTAAGCCAAGTCCTAACGCTACTATAGTGGCAAAAGCAAATTCAGGGTCTGTTACTGTTAATATTATTGCTGCGGGAACGTAATGGTAGATATTGAAACGAAACAGGATCTTAAGGACTTACTATATGAATGTTCTCGACCTGATGTGACGAATCAGTTTGAGCAGGGTATAGGACTTTTTGTTAAGAAGTTCTTTCCTGATCGATTTGAACTTCCGTTCTCAAGCAGTATTCATGAGCCGATCTTTAGTATCCTAAACGATGATAGGATTAAGCTTGCTGCGATTGCTGCGCCGAGGGGGATAGGAAAGACAACAATTAGTAATATAGTTTATCCAGCAAGAGAGTTGCTGCTCCAAAAGCGCCGCTATATTGTTCCAGTTAGTTGCACATCTACTGCGGCGATTGAGCAAGGTGAGAATCTTAAAGAAGAGCTGGGACAGAATCAGGATATTCAAGATGTCTTCGGGGCGATTAAAGGAAAACTTTGGTCAAAGGACATCTGGGATACTATTCATGGGACGAGAGTGAAGCCTCGTGGTGCAGGTCAGCAGATTCGTGGTATGCTTTATAAGCATTACCGACCAGATTTAATCATCGTAGATGATCTTGAAGACCCTGAGAATATGGATAATGAAGAGCAGAGAGCTAAGAAACTTCAGTGGTTCACTGCAGATGTGATGAACAGTATTAATCGTTACAAAGGTGGATGGAGAATCGTAGTTGTTGGAACTATCCTGCATCAGGATTCACTTCTTGAGCGGCTGCTCAGTGATCCCAACTGGGAAAGTGTCCGTCTTGAGATTTGCGATGATAACTTCAATTCTAATTGGGAAGAAGGAATTAGCCGAAACGAGATAATTAATCTCTACACTAGCTACAAAGACCAGGGACTTCCTGATGTCTTTTACCGCGAATATAGGAATAACCCAGTACCTATTGGCGACGATGCAGTCTTTAGTGATAAGATGTTTAAAGTTTATGACGAAAACGAAGAGAAGCTCTGGACTCGAGATATTGAAAACGTCGTTCTTTGTGATCCAGCTAAGAGTAATACAGTAAACTCAGCAGAGTCAGCAATAGTTGTTTGGGGAGTCGATCTTCACAATAGGCGATTCTATTTGAGGGACATCGTGAGAGGGAAGCTCAACCCTAATGAGATTTATAAAACCTTTGTTGATAAATGTATCGAGTTTGGCGTTCGTGTTGCTGGGGTTGAAACTGCAGGGTTAGAAGAGCATATCCTTTACCCGATTAAAAACGAGATGATGTCACGTGGTGTCTTTTTTGAGCTCATTTCCCTTATGGCTCGTCGTGGAAAGGCAGAATACTCTGGTCGAGGTAAGGGTAAAGAAGCAAGGGTTGCAGGTTTAGTCCCACTTTATCGCAACGGTGAAGTTTATCACAATAAGACTATAGCACATCTCATTGAGAGTCAGCTTCTTGGATTTCCGAGAGCAAAGTTCTGGGATGTAATGGACTGTGCTGCATATCTTCCTATTGTCCTGGATGAGCACTATAGTTATTTCTATCGTGAAGACTATGCTGAGACAGAAGCAGAAGTTGAAGAAGAATATGCAGAGCTTCTCAACGAAGAAGAGATGGAAATGGAAGATTGGATTTAATACCTGTGTCATATTTTATGACATAGCATAATAGGAAAGAAACTATGCCAGTTAATTTAAGAGGTTATCCAAATCGATGGCCAGATGGAAGGCCGAAAGATAATGAGTTTGACTACAGTTATCCTAATGATCTTGATTTGACTCCTGGAAGCGATACGCACGAAAGACTCAAGGATATGATAACTGATCGTGCTTTTGAGTCTTATCAAGTCATGCAGAATAGGCATAGCATATGGGAAAAGATTAATCAGAATCTTACAGCCTATGTCCCACTTGATGACGCAGAGCAGACTATCAAGAACAATGATGATAGGAAGCCTGTCAGGATAATTATACCAAGAACTTATTCGATACTTGAAACGCTGTTGACTTATCAAACTTCTGCGTTTGGCAGCCGGCCTTATTTTAAGTACGAAGGTGTTGATGGTACTGACGTTCTGGGTGCGATGCTATTAGAACTTAGGATTGACTACCAGATGCAGAAGACTAAAGCGCTGCTTCAACGACACACAGCTTGGCGTGATTCTTACATCTGCGGATTTGGCGCTCTTCATCTTGGATGGGAAACTAAAAGTCATGGATTTAAGAAGAAAAAGAAGACTCGACCTACTGGTGGATTTCTTGAAGCTCTTCAGGGAGCATTCGGAGGAAATGGTGGATTCGATGATGAGGTTGAAGTACCTTACTATGAAGGAAATGCATTAAGGGCTATCGATCCATTTTACTACATTCCTGATGTCAATGTTCCTATTCATGAAGTTCAGCGAGGTGAGTATACTGGCTGGTTGGATCAGACTAATTATGTCAGCTTGTTGACTGATGAAAAAGAGAATCCAGATACCTACTTTAATGTTCGATACCTAAGGGGTATTTCTGACGGACTCAGCAATGTATTTACTAATACAAGGTATTATGCTAATACAGGGAGGATTGATAAATATAGTAGAGCAGTTCCATCTAATATGTTTTCAGAGCCCATTGATGTAATAAGAATGTATATTAATCTCATCCCATCTGAGTGGGAATTAGGCGACAGTGATTATCCTGAAAAGTGGATGTTTTCACTCGCAGCAGATGAGGTCATCATTCAAGCTGAGCCGATAGGCTTTGAGCATAATATGTTCCCTATTGCTGTCACTGCTCCTGACTACGATGGTCATACGAGTAGTCCAATAGGACGGTTAGAGGTGACTTGGGGAATGCAGGAAGCTATTGACTTCCTGATGAGTTCTCATATTGCAAACATTAGAAAGAGTGTAAACAACATGTTTGTGATTGATCCAAGTGTAGTTAATATCAACGACTTTAAGCAGAGTAAAGCAGGGCTTTTAGCCCGAATCAGGCAGCGTTACTGGGGCAAGCCTAATGCAGTAAAAGATGCGGTAGTCCAGCTTCCTGTTACTGATGTCACGAGGGCGAATATCGGAGATATAGCGTTTCTTTCAGATGCGATGAAGGATAGCACGAGTGCTACTGACTCATTAGCAGGAATGTTCAGAAAGGGAGGAGAGCGTGTTACTGCGACGGAGACTCGAGGGACAAGAAGTTCTGCTCTAAGTCGTCTCGAACGTGCTGCGTTGATCGGAGCTATTATGTGTGATCAGGACATCGCGCATATGGCTGCAAGTAATACGATTCAACTCACTGAGGGAAGTTATTATGTAAGAGTTCATGGACGAAACCAGCAAGAGCTTACCCGTCTTCTTGAAGTCAGTCCTGATGATAGAGTACAAGTTGACCCTGCTGCGATAGATGTGAATTATGACATTCTCTCAGACGATGGAAGTATTGACTCTGCGCTTGATACTCAAAGCTTAATTCAAGCACTTCAGATTGCATCAACTAATCCAGAGATTCAGGCAACACTTGATATTCCGAAGATCTTCCTTACGATTGCAAAATCAAGTGGAGTTAAGAACATCGAACAGTTTATTAGAAACCAACCTATACAGCCTGTTGTGCAAGATGATCAAAATGTACAAGCTCAAGCACAGCAAGGTAATATAGTTCCAGTGGAGAGTTTATAATGGAGTTAGAGCATAGAGATAAGTTTGAATTTAAAAGCAGTCCAAGGGATATTGAAAAGTTTACTTCTGGCGATATCTGGAAGGATATGTGTATTGTAATTGATGATAAGCTTAATAGCTTATACATTAGAATTGCTGTAGAAGATGATGTAAATGATATACGAAGAATGCAAGGTATGATTGAAGAGCTTATTGCTCTAAAAGAACTGCCAAATATATTAGTTGAAAGTATATCATTTACATCATCTTCTACAGCAATTCTAATGTATAAGCTAT